TGGTGCTGCCACTGTGCCTGCAAGGACTTGACCGACAGCAGATGACAGCCGCCATCAAAAGCGCACCGCTTGGGAGGGTTGACCGAAAGATAGCTCTTTTGCGGTACGTTGAGCGGCTTCCGCAGGCCGACATTGCAGCACGCACCCACTACTCCCGGCAGGCGGTGGGCTATCGCCTGCAAAGCATTGATAAAATGCTGGATGTGTGATATACTATTTGCGCACCTCCGTGTGAGGTGTCTTTCACAAAAAATCCCCCGGGTGGTGTTCGCGCATCACTCGGGGGATTTTTTTATTTACTCCATGTCTTCCAGCACTTTGAGGTACTTTGGATAGAGCTCATCAATGATGACCTGCTTTTCCATGTCGTCCAGCTCACCGTTCATGAGGGCATCACTCTGGCTCTGATCGTCGAGAACCAGCTTGGTGGTGATGGTCTCTTCGGCATCGTCGCAGCACCGGACAAGATCACCGTCCTCGGTGATGTGTGCGTAGATCGTCCAGATCTGGCAATCACGGCTTGCGGATTCAAAATCCTCATATTCAATCTCGGTGCCGTTCTCCATGACCTTGGTTGCGAACTCTTCAGCAGTCAGCTTTTTCATTTTAGTTACCTCCAGTTGATTGTGTGTGGTGTCTTTCACTGTCTATAGTATACGCTCATTGAGCGTATTTGTCAAGGCTTTTTGCAAAATTTTATGTTCAATGAGCACAAAAAATCTCTGGCAGCCTTGTACCAGACCGCCAGAGATTTTTTACTTTTTCTTCAGCTCTTCAAGGGCTTTTTTTAGATCATCCTGCCATCCCTCATGCGCTTCAAGGTATGGGGCATAGATCAGCTCTTCTGCCTTTTTTCGGGCGGCTATTGCGTCCTCCAGCTTATCATACATCCCGAGGCCGATTTGCTTCCGCTTAAAATTGATGTACGCAAAATATTTTCCGTTTTCTCTCTTTGTAACGCCGTTGACTCCAGTAGAAGAATTTTTGTTGATTTTCCCGTCCATGCGGGACTGAATTGACGTGATTTTTGAGCCATCTGCACAGATGATTGGGGCGATTGCGCTCGCCTTTTTCCCGAGGTCTTGGCTGCACTCTGCACAGCTCTGGATTTTACTTAATCTTGTCAGCCTTGTGACCGTCTCTTTTCCACATTTTGGGCATATCGCGCGACAGGGGAAACTTTTTCCTTTTTTATCATTTGGAAGCACTTCCAGCACAAGCCAGCCGTTTGTCACTTTTCCGACGTACCTTTCACACGCCTTGTTAAAGTGTGATTTTGAAATCCCGGGCTGAGGGCCTTTTCCGGCACAGCTCAAGCACTGCGTGCTTGTCCCCTGAAGAAGAGAGCTTCGATAAACCCTTTTTATGCTTCCGCATTTTTCGCACCTGCATATATAGTAAAGCGGCTCTTTTGCGGGGCAAAGCACTTTCCAGCTACCAAAAGTCTTTCCGGAAAGATCATCTTTCGGCGCTGGCAGAAGCTCTTCCTTGATGTCTTCGGCCCAGTCTGGCCGGGGCATTTCAAAATATTTAAGCGGTGCTCTTCCTTTTCCATACTTCTTTTTACACTCTGGACAGTATCTTGAGCGTGCAGTGCCGGGAAATTGCTTCCAGCAGATATGACACAAAATTTTTCTCTGGATGCTTGCGACGCATCCACAAGAAACCGCTCTTTTTATGGCTGCATACGACATCACTTTTGTCTTGCCACAAAAACGGCAGTATACTTTCCACATGGCTGCAACGCCACCATCAGAGTATACTTTTTGCGGGGCTGTGTCTATGATCGTCAACGCCCCAAATCGGTCTCCGATGGACACCCACGGACGGGCCGACTCAAAAGAATCTTCTGTATCTTCGTCTGTACGCGGTCTTGGCGGCTCCTCCAGCGTCCATTTTTTGTATGTCTTGGCCTTGTGCTTCCTTTCCGGCTCTCGCATCCCTCTTGCTATGGGCTGAAAGCCCATACAGATCCGTTGAGCGGCGTTTTCTGGCGGATTCTCAGGAAAGAAAAGCTGCACGTTTTGACGGGCCCACTCGGAAAGATCATAAATTTTGTGCCGGCCTCCATCTGGGTCTATCAAAACCCATACCATGGGTACAAGCCCTCGCCTCGGCATAAAATCGCCCCCCCCTTACAGCAGTCCGTAATGCTCCGCCAGCAAAAAGCGAATGTATACAGGGCACTCTCTTGTCTCACCGCACCAGCCTTGCAGTGTACGATAAGGAACCCCGGCCATCTTGGCAAAAGCCGTCTGCGTGAGGCCTGTCTCTTCCACCATCTCTTTAAAAGGCATGTGGGCAATCTCCCAAATTTTTTCAAGTTTAGTCTTTTGGGCGTCCAGATCGACGCACCCAGAGGCATCGTCCTCCACGCTGAGGGTGACGCTGTTCAAAAAGATTTCTTTAACGGCCTTTGGGTCAGATGCCATGACGAAAAGTTCAGCTGCATTATACATTGCAATTCTCCTTTTTGATTGATAAATTCCCCGGGTGGTGTTCGCGCATCACTCGGGGATTTTTTATTTACTGCTCGTTCTCTTCAAACACTTTGAAATATTTCTCGTACTCTTCCCACTCTTCGGGGTCTGCCGGGTCATCACAAGCCGGGCTGCAATACTCTGCAATCCACTCTTCCTTGTCGGTGCTTCTCCAACCGCCATCGAACATCGCTGCTGCACTGCTGTAATAATCTTTCATTTTAGTTACCTCCAGTTGATTGTGTGTGGTGTCTTTCACTGTCTATATTATACGCTCATTGAGCGCATTTGTAAAGGCTTTTTGCAAAATTTTATGCTCATTGAGTATTTTTTTACGCCTGCGCGGCCCCGCTGCCGTGCGGGCGCTTTTTTATTTTTGGAACTCGTTTGGCATTCGTTTGGCGTTCGTTGGCACTCGGGATTTTTTAAAAGTGTACTATGGACACAAAGGGAGGGATGATCTATGAGCTACTATCAGACACCGACAGGCGGGACATACATCCCGCAGCAGCCTGTCAATCCTTACGGCGGCATGGGCACAGTTGGACTTTCCACTCCCCTGCCGAACACGCAGATGCAGCAAGCGCAACCGCAGCGTCTGCAGCCGATGAATGGGCAACAGCCTGTTCAGCAATCGGCACAAGATGGCGGTTGGTTGCTCGGCAGACCCGTTTCCAGCAGGGAAGAATTTTTGGCGATACCGTCTGATCTGTACGGAAGATGGACGTATTGCCCGGATTTACGTAGTGGTGTCATCTACTGCAAACGTCTGAATCCAAACACTTGTGAATCTGACGTGTTAGAGTTTTACAGCCCGGAAGCATGGCGGCAAATGCAAGCGCAACAGGCACAGCAGACCGCTGCACCGACACAGCAGTATGTGCCTGTTGAAGAGTATAACACCCTTGTGCATCGGCTGGATGAACTGGAAAAATGGCAGAAGAGCTTTTCGAAACCCACTGCCGCAGCGAAGAAAGGAGAATAAGCGATGCCCTCTCCAATCGATATGATTACTCACAGCCCTATCATGCAGCTTGCAAATCTGGCTCGCGCCGGGCAAAACCCGATGGGTCTTATCCAGCAGTTGGGCGGGCAGAGCGCACCATTTATGCGCGGACTGACCCTAATACAAGGGAAAAACGAAAAGCAGCTTCGCACAATAGCGGAAAACCTTTCAAAAGAATATCACATCGACCTTAACCAATTGGCGGGTTCTTTGAACCTGACGCTACCCCGATAACGCATCCCTCTAAGCGAAACGCTTCTCAGTTTTGCGGACTTGACAAAAACCGCTTTTGTTTGGCTTCGCCCATCGCATACGGCGGTGGGATGGCATAACGCAAAACGAAAGGAGTTTTGTTATGGACGATTTTGCAACTGGCTATCTGGCTGGGCAGGACGGCGGCAATAACAACAGCGGATTCTTCGGCAATGAGGGTCTGTGGGCTGTTATCATCCTCGCCATCATCTTCGGCTGGGGCAACTACGGCAACGGGCGAAACGGCAGCGACAACGGTATGGCGAGCTACATCCCCTATCTGGTCGGCACTGGTGCAACTGGTCAGGGCGGTGCAGACACCCGCGCGGCTCTGTCTGAGGGCTTCTACCAGCAGGATACCTCCCGCTCTCTGGCGGGCATCCAGAGCGGTATCTGCTCTCTGGGCTATGACCAGCTGGCGCAGATCAATGGCATCAACGCCAACATTGCGAACGGCTTTGCTGGCACCAATCAGGCAATCTGTCAGCTTGGCTATCAGAACGCACAGCTCGTGAACGGTCTGGAACGCAGCGTGTCTAACGGCGACAACGCCATCAGCCTTGCCATCATGCAGGAGGGCAACGCTCGGCAGGCTGGCCAGACCGCGCTTGCCACGCAGCTGGCATCTTGCTGCTGCGAGAACAAGCAGTTGATCGGCGACCTGAAGTACACCATCGCAACGGAGGACTGCGCTACCCGTCAGGCTATCGCAGACAACGCCCGCGCCATCGTGGACAACTGCAACGCCAACTTCCGCAGCATGATGGACTACTTCACGCAGGATAAGATTGCCACTCTGACCGCGGAGAACCAGAGCCTGAAAGGTATCATCTCGCAGAAAGACCAGAATACCCTGCTGACCAATGCAATGGCTCAGCAGACTGATACCATCCTGAATCGGGTCAATCCTCGTCCGATTCCCGCTTATCAGGTGGCAAACCCCAACTTGGGCGTGAACTGCTGCGGCTGCTGCTAACCAACACACTCCCCGATAACACCGGGTGAACCATCGGGGCAGGGGTAAGACACCTCTGCCCCTGATTTTTTAGGAGGAAAACACTATGGCTTGCAAAACAAGCTGCAAACTCTGCCCGCATCTGGTTCTGAGCCAGGCTGTCACGTTCGCCAACGACACGCTGACCATCAATATCCCTGCTGGCGCATACCAGAACGGAGAGAAGTATTGCATCGTGGTTGCCCAGAGCATCCCGGACACGACCACCATCAACGCCCCTGTTGTCATCACCATTGGTGCAGGAACAACCGCATACCCTCTGACCGACTGCAACTGTGCTCAGGCAACCGCTGAGAGCATTCACACCCGCACCCGCTACGCTACCCGCGTTGCAACGTCTGCAACCGGCACCGGTACGTTCAAGTATCTTGGCTGCTTCTGCCGTTCCCACGCTGGCGCACCCGCGTCTATTTCTTGAGGAGGTGTATATTATGGGCAAGACTAATTTTCGCCGCATGATGATGCTTCGTGACCACGAAAAGAGCAAAGAGCCTGAGCGTGATCGGCTGGAAGAGGAGCGCGAGCGCAGAGAGCGGGACATGGAACGCCGTCTGCGCCGGATGGAAGACCGGGAAGAGCCCCGGCGCTCCTGGCGCATCGAGGAAAATCGTTACATTGACCCGTATCCAATGCCGCGCTATCCCGACTCTGACGGGTATGATCGTCGGATGCCTCGCATCGGCTTTTCTCAGACGGGCAGCTGGGACGACACTTCCCGGCAGTATGAGCACGGGGGTGCATCTGGCAAGGCTGTGATGATGCCGCACCCGCATCTGACCCGTGACGAGGCAGAAGAGTGGTGTGATAGCATGAAAAATGCCGACGGCACCACCGGGCCCCACTGGAGCTATGACCAGGCCACCCAGCTGATGACCCAGCGCAATCTCACCTGTAACCCCGTGGACTTCTGGGCCGCGCTGTGCATGATGTACAGCGACTATAGCAAAGTAGCCCGGGCTTACAGCGCCGACAACCCCAATTTTTACGCAGACTTGGCGGCGGCATTCCTGCACGATGAGGACGCCGTGGAGGATAAGATCGTAAAGTATTGGGAGTGCATCCCGGAGTCTCACTGAAGTTTACTACCTTTTTACTACTTTTCGTCCCGGATTATACGGGATTATAAGGCAGTATAAAGCAGCATTCCGAAAACCGAAAGAAGCAGAAAACCCGCATGAATCCAAGGAAATCAAGGATTCATGCGGGTTTTTATCAAGTTGCGCCAGCAGGAGTCGAA